TCTTTGATGATATTCAGCCTAGATTGAAAAAATCTGAAATTGAAGCAGCTTTAGCAGCTGGTACATTAGTATTAACTAAAGATGCTAATGATATCATTGTTGTTGATGATGTAAATACATTTAAAAATTATACTGATGAGAAAACAGAAGTATTTGGAACTATTAGAGCAATTAAGTTCATGAATGCTGTAGATGGAGATACATCAAGTAAAAGAAAAGAATTTGTAGGTAAAGAAACTAATAGTGATACAGGAAGAACATTAATTTTATGTGCATTAAAACAATACTTTGAAACTTTAAGTGATGAAGGAATTATTGAAAAAGATTTTATTGTTGAAGTAGATAAGGATCTACAAACGAAAGCTGCATCAGATGAATTTTTCTGGAAATGGAGCGCTAAGTATATTGATGTTATTAAAAGAATTTATGGAACTGGAAATGTTACAAAATAAGAAAGGTAAGGTGATGTAAATGAATGAAGTATTAGATGGAAGCAGAGTTTGTAGTGGAACTTATGGAAAGATTTATTTAGATGGTAAATGGCATAACAACGTAAATGAATGTACTGCTGATGTTGAAGTTGATATGAAAGACATACTTACATGTGGTAGTGATTGGCAAGATAATAAAGTTGGAGCTAAGAAAGGTACTGGAACTATAAAAGGTTTCAAGGTTACATCTGAGATGATTAAGCAAGGATTCAAGAAATTTGAATTATTAACAGAGCTTGATGATCCAGAAGCATATGGCGTTGAAAGAATTAGATTAAAAAATTGTAAGGCTACTAAAATGAGTTTAGTTAATTTTAAGGCTGGAGATATTTGTGAGACAGAAACACCATTTGTATTTTCAGGATATGAATTAGTAGATCCAATAGAAGCTCAATAGAAAAAATAAAGCCAAGCAAGGGGCATATACCTTGCATATTATTTTAATTTTAGGAGGATTTTTATTATGAATAAAAACGAACAAAACAGTGTATTAGCAATGAAAGAAGAGGATATATTAGCAAAATTACTAGGAGATTACACAGTTCCTAGCAAAACTTTTGAAATAAAAAGACTAGGCATTCAAATTGATCTTAAAGGGTTAACAGATAAGGAATTAAAAGCACTAAAAAAAGAATGTATGATGAAACCTAAGAAAGTCAATGGAAGATGGGAAGAAAAAGTCAATGGTGATGATTACGATGCAGCTATAATTGTTGGAGCTACTACTAATTTCGATTGGAACAATCCAAAGTTAGTAGAGAAATATAAGGTAAGTGATGGTAAAAAGGTAGTCTTAAATAGATTATTGCCTGGTGAAAGATCATTCTTAGTAAATAAAGCATTAGAATTAAGTGGATATAATGATGATATAGAAGAAGTAGATGATGATGATATAAAAAACTCATTAGTCGGGGAGGAATAATTACTGCATTGTATAATTTATTTTCAATGCATAATATAACCCCCGACTCTTTTTATGGAGTTGAAAGAAATGATATGGCTAGGAAAATAATCTTGGCCTTTTCTTCTTATGAGGTAAAACAAAGAAATAAAAAATAAGCTAGGAGGTGATTACGTTTGGCTCAAAAAGAGGTTTACCGTCTTGATATAAAAGTTGGTGTTAGTGGAGATACAGAAAGTAAAAATAAACTTACTGCAGTTGAAAAAATGACACAACAAATGGAAAAAAGGACTAAGGCTTTAGATAAACTTACATCTAGTCCATCAATAAAGATTAAAGATAATGCAAGCAATGCTCTTAGTAAAATGAAATCTAAGGCAAGTGAATTAAATAGAACTAAAATAAATCCAGCAGTAAGAATTACAGATAATGCTTCAAATAGAATTTCTAAAATAGCATCAAATTTAAAAAGATTGGAAAGTACCAATGTTGCAGTAACCCTAAAAATAAATGATCAAACATCAACCTATAAAGACAAGGTAAAAGCTAAAAGTGATAGGCTAAAGAGTACTAATATAAATCCTACAGCTAAAATTCAAGACCAGGCATCAGACAAGATTGATAAAGTAAAAAGTAAATCAGATCAGTTAAAAGATAAAAAAATAAGAATACAAGCTGTAGATGAAGCAAGTAAAACTGTAGATAAAATAGAGGGAAAAATTAGTGGTTGGATTAAAACTGCTGCTAAGAAAGTAATTTCAATTGGTATTGCTGGAACTGTTGCATTAGGTGGATTAGGAATAGGTTCAGCAGTAAAAACATTTGCTAGTTTTGAACAGGGATTATCAAATGTAAAGGCAGTTACAGGTGCAACCAATTCACAAATTAAACAATTAAGCGATACTGCAAAAAGTTTGGGGGCATCAACTGTATGGAGTGCTAGTGCAGTTACAGAAGCAGAGCAGCTATTAGGACAAGCGGGGTATTCAGTAAATGAAACAATAACTGCTTTACCAGGACTTTTAAGTTTAGCAAGTGCAGGAAGTCTTGATTTATCAAGTGCTACAAGTATAGCAAGTAGTACATTGAGAGGGTTCAATTTAGATGTAAGCAAAACTACTCATGTAGCAGATGCATTAGCACTTACAGCGAATGCAACTAATTCAGATGTAACAGATTTAGGTGAGTCACTCAAATATATTTCTCCAGTAGCAAATGCACTTGGTATAAGTATGGAGGATGCAGTAGCAGCAACAGGTTTATTATCTAACCAAGCAATTGTAGGCTCGCAAGCTGGAACTGTACTAAGACAAACAATGGCAAGGCTAGCAAGTCCAACTAAAGAAGCATCTAAAATAATGAAACAGTATGGAATTAATGCTTTTGATGCACAAGGGAATATGAAGCCATTGAGTGGTGTTGTAAATAATTTAAATAGTTCTCTAGGTAAATTAACAAGCCAAAAAAGGGCAGATGTTATTAGTACAATATTTGGAACTGAATCCATGTCTGGTGTAATGGCATTAATGAATCAAGGGGGACAAAGTCTTTCAGACTTAAGTTCAAAACTTGAAGGTGCAAAAGGTGCAGCAAATAAAATGGCAGAAACCAAAATGGATAATTTATTAGGACAATGGGAGCAATTAAAAGGTGCAGCAGACACTATGCAAATTAACTTAGGAGAAAAGTTAGCACCTTATGCAAAGCAGTTCGTTAACTGGCTTACAGACAAAATGCCAGAAATTGAAAGTAAAATTTTAAGTATTTTTGATTATGTAAGTAAACATACAAATGAAATTAAATCATTAGCCGAAACAGTGATAGGACTAGGAGTTGCATTTACTGCTTTAAGTGCTGCGGGGAAAATCGGAAATACAATGAAAGGAATATCAAGTTTAGCAGGATTTTTTAAAGGAGCAGGGATTGCGGCAGAAACTAGTGCAATAGCTGGTGGTCTTTCAAATATAGGAGCATTAGGTGGCTTATTACCAGCAATATTCTCACCGGCAGGACTTGCTGTAGCAGCTTCGGTTGCTCTTATTGGAACAGCAGTAGTTACACAAAACGATCTAATGAATAAAAGTATTACTACAACTACTGAACAATTAGGACCATTAGAACGAATAATGAATGAGTTAAATGGTCATATAAATAAATCTAAAAAAGAAATGGTTGAGGCAGGTTTTATCTATGATGATTTTGGAGACGGTGTTTCAGATAGTTTCAAAAAAGGTGCTCAAGATGCATCCAAGAGTTTGTTAAAAATAGAAATGGATTTAAAAAGATTAACTAGTAATGGAGGAATGGATAAGTCAGGTATCAATACCTTAAAAAATTATGTGAATGATTATACTTATGAAGGTATTAATGCTATGAAAGAGCAACAATCTAAAATACAGACTGAATTCCAAAAAACATTTAGTCTTGATGGTGTGACTAGTGATACAGAACAAAAAGTAATGGATTCATTAAACACATATTTTGAAACTGGCATAAATAAAGAACTTGAGATAAGAGATGGAATATATGAATTTGCCAGTGACAAGATAAAAGAAAACGGAAAACTCATGGATGAAGATATTGATGAAATTAAAAAAAGAATAGCTAAAGGTAAGGCTCTTGAATTAGAATACACTAAAGCACAAAATGCATACGATCAAGCATATGCTAAAAATAAATTCTCTAATGATGCAAGCAAGGTAACTGGTATTGATGGAGCAAGTGAATTATTACAAGAAAGAGCAAAAGAACACCAGAGTTCGTTAGATACGATAGATAATAATTATAAGGGTACAGTAGCATATTATGATGATTTATTATCCAATAGTGATCTAACAGACGAAGAAAAAGAAAATTTCACAAAAGGTAGAGATGGGGCTGAAAACACACGTAATCAAGCGATTCAAAAAGAAAACGAAGGATACAAGTCAGATAGAGAAGTAGTATATTCTAATTATGAAGGTGCAAGAAGAATGCTTAATGAAAAAACTGGTGTTCAATTTAGCGATAAGGATATAGTAGCACATAAGGGAACTGATTATTTAAAAAATCACTTTAAAAATTTAGACCAAATTACTCAAGAAGGCTGGTATCGAATAAAAAATACTTCAAGTGGAGAAATGGAAGACATTTATGCAACAATCGATAAAGACACTGGGGAGATTAGTGGAGCTTGGAGTAAAACTGCTAACTGGTCCGGTGGATATACTGATGAACTGAAACAAAAAGTAAAAGAGCTTGGTCAAGCCCATGAAACAGAAAGAGGAGGCATACAAAATTCATTAAGTGCATTAACTGGTAGTAGATTAGATGCTAATAATCAAGTAATTAGTTCAACTGGAAGTGTGATTGATCAATTGCAAGGTGTTCAAGGTGCTACTGGCGAAGCAATTACAGGAATATTAAATATAAACGGAACCCCTATGCAGATAACTTCTAATGCTTCAGGACAAATAACAACTATGCAAGAATTTAAAGGCTCAATGGATAGTATTGAACCAAGTAAAGATGTGCATATTACAACCAATGCTGTAGAGGTAACAGACCAAACATCTGGATTACTTAGTAAATTAGAATATATTACTAGTCACCCTTGGACAGCATTTGTAAATTTCATTAAAGGTGGAAGTAGTAGTTCTGATTATACTCATACAGAACAAGACACTTATGATGAAAATAGAACTCGTTTAGGTGGAAATGGTATTCCAGTTAAGGAAAACTACGTAGGAACAGACAATGCAACGGCAGGAATAAATTCAGTAGCGGAACGTGGGATGGAATTAGTGGTTGGAAGACGATTCTATAATTTTAAGGGTGGTGAAAAGGTTCTAAATAATAAGCAGACTGTTGATTTGTTAAAATCATCAAACCAACAAAATAATGAACCATTTCAAATTAAACAAGGACAATATCAATTATCACAACCACAACAAGTTCAAGTTGCTGGAGCCAGTGGAAATACTGTACAAGTTGATGTACAAGTTAATGGTGGAAATCCAGACACTGAAGGATTAATTGTTGAAGTGACTCAAGAAGTCGGTAAAAAACTTAGAGAAGCTTTTACAAACATTAAAAAATAAATGAATTTATGGTAATATTATTAAAGATGTTTTCCAATCAAAAGTTGATGAACACAATAAAGATTTAGCAAATAGTTCTAATCAAAATGTTGTGTCACAATATAAAGCCAAATTTGGGAATATTTTAGAAGCTAATAAACTAGGAAAGAGTTTAACTATAAAATTCAAAATAAAATCAAGTATAAGCAATAAAACTACAATAGATCAAAATGGATTTAATGTTGAAGATTTAATATTAAATCAAGGTGCAAGCCAATTTGAAACCATAAATTATTGGGCTGTGGCAGACATGGAAGATGGTTCAGAGAGCAAAGTAATTTCGTTTACTTTGAATAAAGATTTAATAAAATCAGTTAAAAGTCAAAATACATTTGGAAATCAAATAGTTGATAAGGCTAATGATGTCTGGATATTACCAAGCTTAAAAAATAAATAAGGTTTTATAAAGCATTCAGTTTTCTGAATGCTTTTTATTATGCTTAAAATTAGAAAGGAGCTGATTAACTTGGATGTTTATTTAATAGATAAATCAAAAAATTATACGTTTCGGTTTCCAGTTAATCCATTAGATAAGCTTTCTAAGCAGAAGGAAAAAAGGTTTATAACTGCAGATGTTATAGATATGGGAGAAGTTGATATATCACAAAAAGGTAACAAGATAAACGAAATAAGTTTTAGCTCATTTTTTCCTTTAGAATATGATTCATATTGCAAATATGTCACGAATATGAAACCAGGAGAATATGTAGAAAAAATAGAGTCTTGGATTGATAACGACACACATGTAAGACTTATAATAACAGATTTAAATATAAATGAATTAGTTAATATAAGTAAGTTTAGCCCAGAAGTTAGAGGCGGAGAATTGGGAGATATTTATTTTAGCATAACTTTTAGAACTTATCGAGAGCTAAAGATTGAAACTGTAAATAATACTTCTAATGTAAATATAGGTGGATTAGATGATAATAGAGAAACTAAAACTTCTGACTTTTCACCTGATGATGTAGTTACTGTAACTGCAAGTGCATTAAATGTTAGAGATGGTCCAGGAACAAACCATGATATATTAGGTTCTGTTTTCAGAGGTGATACTCTTACCTTATATAAAATTCAAGGTAATTGGGCTGATACCTTCTGGGGAGATCATGGAGGATGGGTATGTTTAGATTATGTTACAAAGTAGGAGGCGTTATTTATGGATTTAGTTCTTAAAAATAAATATAAGCTGCAGATTGTGAGTGAATCTGTAACACTTAAAGAGGCTATAGATGGAATAGCTTACACCTTAAGTATTTCGCTTATAGAAACAGAAGAATTAGCTAATATAGGTATATCTAAAGGGGATTCTATAGAACTTTATGATTATGCTTATCAGGACAAAAATTATACAAAAATATTTTGCGGTGTTATATGGGATATAGATAAAGATAAGAAAAATAAGAAAATTTCATTAACAGGCAAAGAACGTACTAGAGTTATTGAAGAATCAGAAGATGAATACTTGTGGAGTGAAGGCCAAACGGCTTCGCAAAGAGGAACAATTATTTGTAATGATTGGGGAATACCTATAGGTAATTTTTTAGATACAGGTATAGGATTATCTAAAGATAAAAGAAAAGAATCTCTATATGGAATGATGAAAAAGGATTTAAAAGAAACTGCACAAAAAGGGGGAGGGCTTTATAAATTTAGAATGGATACTAGTTTAAATTTAGTTGAATTAGGCTCTAATTATATCATATATAAATTAGATAATATTATAGATGATTTAAAAGAAAAAGATAGTCTAGAGGGTGCAATAACCCAAATTAAGGTTTTAGGGAAAGAAGACACTAAAAGCAGCAATTCTAGTAGTAGTGGGTCTGAAAAAGAACTTGTACTATCGCCAGTTATAGGATTATTTAAAAGAAATACTGAAAGTTATGGGACATTACAAAAAATAATAGATGATGATAAAGTAGACGATTATGCTAAAGCGCAGAGTAAAGCTGATTGTCTTTTTTCAAGTGGAGAAAGCAGTAAAAGTTTAAATTGTTGCGAAGATATAAACACTCTTAGAGCTGGAGACTTTGTTAGTGTTTACGATGAGAATATTTGTGTTACTGAAATTACTCATACTCTTGGTTCAGGTGGAAAAATGAGTTTAACAGTTATGAAAATGGAGGATGTAAGGAGGAAATTTTATAGTGAGTGATCATGAAGGTGATGTTTTTAATGAAATAGTAAGAACTGTACATGGTAATACTAGCAAGGCTATTAATGGAGCTATGTTTGAGAATGGAACTGTATTGGGTACTCTAACAGCAACAGGATTAAAATTAGATAACTTCGACAAGGAATATAAAGATTATTTTGTGTTAGATTATCTAAAATTAAATGACAGTTATTACACAGAAGCAGCCACATGTACCGTATCACATAGGCATGAGTTTAAAACTCCTGAACACATAAAGAAATTAAAAGTTGGTGATAGAGTATTAGTTGCTCAATTTGGCGCTGACAATGTAATTGTAGGGAGGGTAGTTCCACATGGCTAATTTATTTCCGATAGGTAGCTTAGAAACAATAACTATAAAAGAAAATGAAAAGATAGAATTTAAAGAATCTTATGCAATAAATTTTGAAACTGGAGAATTTATTAAAAATCCTGATGGAACTATAAAAATTTTAAATTATTTTGAAGCCTATATTCAATGGTGCTACTTGGCCATGATGACAGCTAGATATAAATATAGGGCTTATTCTAATAGATTCGGGAGAGATATTATTGGTTCAGTAGTTGATAAAAAAGCTATGGAACTAGAAATTAAAAGAGTAACCCAGGAAGCTTTAATGGTTCATCCAATGACAGATAGTGTAGATAACTTTGTCTTTGATTGGAGAAATGGAGATGCTTACTATGAGTATGAAGTAAAAACTATTAAAGGACAAAAGAAATTACTTACAAGTAAAGAGAAAGTGGGGTGATTAATTGGATACAAAGTTAACTATTCCAGATTATTTAAAAGAAACTGAAAATGATGTGCATAAAAGAATGTTAGACAATGCTCCTGACAATATTTCTACTGTTGAAGGTGATTTATTTTGGGATAATACTAGACCAGCTGCAGCAGAGGTTGCAAGAACTAAAAATATAGACATGCTTAATTTATTAAAATCTAGATTTGTACAAACCGCAGTAGATGAGGATTTAGATTTGATTGGAGAAGAAGATGGAATACCTAGAAAACAGGCAGATAATGCAATCCAATTAATTCAACTTACTGGAACTTCTGGTACTCCAATTCCTAAAGGTAGTATTTTTACTACAGTAGGAACAGAAGATGAGGTGTCAATAGAGTTTGAAACTCAAAAAGAAGTCACTACAGATTCTACAGGAACAGCTACAATTGAAGCACAATGCTTGACTGCTGGAACTATAGGAAATGTAGCTATAGGTAATATAACAGTATTATCAAAGTCTATAAATGGTATACAAAA